ATGTGCTATTATCAAAGAACGAGTTTTATTTATATACTCTTGCATATCTTTACACATTCTTACATCTGACATAGGATAAGGAGTCCTAGTATGAATATTCATAAAAAGAACTATAGGGTAGTGTTCTACGGGTAATACTCTTTTATATAATAACTGGTCTCCTACTACTACTATTTGGCACACTCTGCAAACTTGTATTTCTACTACCTTAATTAAACCTTCTTCTACAAATCGACTTATTGTAACTACCTCTAATTTTGGTTCAGGTGGTAGGTCTTCTGGAGCAACTCCTTGCTGTTTAGCTTGAGCTAGCATTTCTGCGTGAGCTTGAAGTAATTGTTGCATAGTCTGTTGAGCAACATCTTGCCTTACAAAAGGTCTTCCCTCTATAATAAATGCTGGTTTAGCAAGATATTCTTTATATTCTTCATCTTCCATTACAGCTTCTCTGCCAGTAAAAGACTCGTGTATACGAAATCTACTAACCATCATCTTGTAATATCTTTCATAGCCTCTTACATACTCTGAAGAGTTACCCAATGCACTATCTGTCATTGTTTCTGTATCTTCTGGGAATATTGCTTTTCCGTCTTTTTCTCTACCAGTATCTGGCCTATCACTAGCCCTATCGCTATTAGCGTTCTTTATTTTGCTTTCATAGAGAGGATACATTTTTTTAGCTTGGTCTTTTGTAAACATTCTAGATATAATAATATTTTCCGCATCGTCACAAAATCTATCTCTAGAATTTGGGTCTATGTATACATCTAATGGGTCTATGTCTCTAATACAAACTTCCCCCTTACCGTTATCTTTCATGGGGTCTTGATATGCCATCATAACTCCCATTCCACTAACATAGTAATCATCTACTACATTACGAAGAGCGGATACACCATCTGATATATCCCATACATAAGCAAGTAAGCCATTAATTAATTGAGCTACTTGATTATCGCTATCTTCTCTAGGTGATACTCTAAATTGAGGTCTATTTGCAGTGAGCATGGCTTTTGCCATCTCTACTGCAGGATGTAATCTATTTACTACAATTGGAGCTTGTCCACGCTCTTTTAAAATACGAGCCTGTTCTTTTGTCCATTGTTGTCCTAATCTAAACTCTCTATCTTCTTGAGCCTGTATAGCCCACTTTTCTCTATTGTTAGAATAGTCTGTAAACAGTTGTTGGGTGCTTTCCACCAAGTTTTCTTTGGATTTGTTATTCTCAGCCATAGTTATCCTATATATAATTTATTACTACATAGTCATCCAGTCAAGTACTTTTTTTCCTAGACCTTTTTCTTTATCTACTGCAACAAAATCTTTTCTTCTACTGGGTCTTGAACCATCAAGGGCAGTCCATACTGCGTCCATAACATCATCATGTTTACCTCTAGGGTATGATAAAAACTCAGATTGGGCTTCTATATCCTGTGGTCTAAAATAAAATTCTTTTTTAGCAAATATCGGGACAAGTGAAAGTAATCGCTCTGATTTTCTATTTCTGGGTTTAACGCCTTTCTCTAGTCCCGGTATATATAATCCTTCTTGTGTCATTTGTTTCCGAACTCCGGAACGCAATGCTTCCTGATATGCTACTGTTTCTATTTTCATTCTCTTTGGTTTGTATTTTTTATATTGTTTTATAATAGTATCAGGCTGTTCAGCAGGGTCTAATTTAGTTCTTACTATATTTATAATATAAATCTTACCTTCATTATCTATTCCAAGAGTAGCTATAACAAAATAGTCAGCTTTTAGACTTAAACTAGATGCTGGGTCAACTCCTGAATAAACTGCAACAGGCTTTAATTCTTCTTCATCATCGGGTAATTTTTTAACAAGAAGTGCCTGTCCATCTCGTATCTCGTAGTCATAATGATGCATCTGTATATATTCAGGCTTAAAGGGAGCATCTTCAGGAGACTGAGCTATATTCATATACTCTTGGTAAAATCCATTTAGATTACCAACACTAGAGAACTCATCTTTTATTTGTAATATTCTGTCTCTAGGGAACCTTGCTTCCCATAAACTCTTTTCGTCATCATCCCATATACTATACCAGAGAACATCCCATGCCGGAGACTCTTTTGCCCAACATAAAAAACAATCTTCTGAGATAACTGTGCCAATCATCGCTATTCTACCATCATCAGATAATGATGGTATAACAGCTTCTGTTATCCACTTTCTATTTTTAGCTCTAGCTTCTGGAGTAAATGCGTTTAACTCTGACTCAAAGTCGTCAATAATAATGAGGTTAGGTCTAGTATCACCTTCGATAAACCCCCTAACCCTTTGCCCAGTTCCAACAGCAATAATACGAGAACCATTTGCAAGAATAATATCATTATTAGTCCAACGCTTAGCAGTATTGGGCCCCATGTCTCCAAAATTTTCTGAAAATGTTTTAGAATTAATAAGATGGTATTTTATCCTAGATAAAAAGTTGACAGATTGACTTTGGCTTTCTGATATAATAACAATGAATAAGTCTTCAGTTTCGGGTTTAAATGCAACTTTCCATAAGGGGTAAATGAGAGAAACAGTAGTAGACTTAGCAGTCCCACGGGGAGCCGCAATAAGAAGCCTCTTTTTAGCCTCATTGCGAAGATGGGAATAGAGTTCAGTGTGAAAAGGAGGAATATCCCTATTGAGAGCAGTAGGGAAACAAACTTTCCCAAATAAACCAATGCTCTCCCTAAACTTCTTAAGAACTTGAAGTTTCTGATACTTTTCCTCGTAATTCTCCATTTGCTTCCGTTGTTTCTGTTAGTTTTAACTTTTGCTCTTCTTCTAAAACATCAGCTATTAGTTTTTTAGTTGAGACACCTTCTATCTGTCTTGTAGTCTTAATAGTGTCTTTATCATCCATTCCATGCAATGACATAAGCTTTTCAGTTACTCTCATCATGTTACTTACATCTTTTTTATCTCGCGCCATTTGTATCGTTTCTTCTAGCAATTCCATAACAAATTCTTTGTCCTTACCAGAGTCTTTTAATAATACATCTAATTCTTCTCTTACCACTTTTTTAAACTCCTCTGTCCTAATGTTTCTTTTCCATCGCCTTCTTTGCTGGGGAGTTGTTTGACCCATGACCATATCAATAGCAAGGTCTGCATCAAAGTTTGTAGATACATATGCGAGGGCAAGATTTTTCCACCTTTCGGAACGAGACTGAACTTCAAGGGCTGGTTTCCCAGATAGAGTCCAAGGTGTTGACCTGCCCTCAGCATAAAACTTTTGTGTGGCGTATTTGGGATTATGCATAATATACCCATATGGAGTTCTGATATACAAAGTCGGTTGTTTTCTATCTGATTCATAATTTTTCTTCTTTAAGACTATGGATACATATCCGTCATCTGATATACAATAGGTACCTTCTTCTGCCTCTTTCCAATGTTTAGCTTCTATGCCTTTTTCTTTTGCTTCTTCTTGAGTATATATAGGATAAGACTTTCTACCTTTTTTGTGGTTTATGCTTATCTCGTACACGCAAAATCTTGTACTTTCATTTGTTCTTCCAATATACCCATTTAGATTTATTAGTATCCCACTGTCCATTTTCCCATTGCATACTATTATATACAACTAACACTAATACAAGCATTAACATCATTTCTATCATTAGTAATCCTTTCCTATTAAGTTGTTAGATTCATACCGGTCTACTTTCTTGCGCAACTTAATTAGCTCTGTTGCTATATATACACAAGAATCCAATATTTCCTCCAATGATTCTTTTATCATGTCTCTACCATCATTTAATGGTATATTGCCACCATATCTTTTCTGACCTAGTTCTACTCTACTTTTAACTAGCTTTACTACCTCGTTATTGACATTAAACATGTAAAGCTCTTTTAAACCATCCAAACCAAAACTTTTCTTGACTTGGGTTCTTACATACTATTTCAGCAAACTTAAGAACTCTATATGCTCTTAGTCTATTTAATTCAAGCTTTTTTATAGCTTTTATTGTCTTTGGGCCTACTCTACCATCTACTACTACGGCATCTTTATACTTACCATTAATAGCGTGCTGGAGCACTCTTCCAGCTCCCCTAGGGCCAAAGTTGACAACCATATCAAAATACATCTCTTGCAAATCTGGTGGTAATAAATATGTCTTACTAGGCCTCCAATACTTCTCATAATATATGTACATAGCTCTCTCCTCAGTAAGATTCTTTATATCTTCTTCCGGAAAGGCTCTTTTACTAATACCGAAGTTAGTTTCACCGCCCTTATCATTCGGGTCGTTTACATATCCGCCCTCATGCTCTAATACTACCTGTATTATAGTTTCAAAATTCTCAGAATACATAGTACCTCCTTTTCTATAGCGTTTGATAGTTTATATAATTGTAGCTTAGTGTAGTAATAGATAATCTTAACTATTTTCCACAGTAGTTCCAGCATCAAAGTTAGTAGTTGTACTGCTTTTGACTGGGTCACCTTTAGAATCAACAATTTTACTTTTTTCATTCTTACTCTCCTCTTCCTGTTTCTTAGCCTCTTCCATCTTGGCTTCTACAAATTTACCAAAAGAGTCATCTTTACCAAGATGCTCTACAAACATAGAGAATATAGCAAAGAAATCCTGTACTTGTCCATATAATTGATTGAATTGGGGTATAAGTTGCCTGAGTGCACTCTCGTGAGCCACTAAAGTCTTATCTCTGTCTTTATTTGTGGGTTTTTTTCCCTTGGATTTGGTCATACAACCTCCTTATGTCTCGTTCTACTATCTAAGGTACCTAAGAAAATTAAGGACTAGACTTGTTAAAGAAAAGTTTATATCTTAGCTAACTAGATAGTACGAATTTAAGAGGTCAGTGAAAACTTGTCAAGTACTATTTTACCTTATTTTTAGGTTTTCATAAACAAGATGCTTCCAACAGTATATCCTACCCTCTTCTAACTCAGCATA